TTCACCTCTTCCTATAGATAAACTGACTCCTTTTTTTCTTGGCATTACTTTCCTTTTTTCCTCATAGCGATTTTATGTGCTTCCATAAATGTTTTACCCTTTAACATCTCTTCTTTCATTATTGTCATGTGTTTTGCAGTATGAGTACCCTTCTTTTTATGATTTGCTAAAGCAGTCTTTTGCCTGGTTGTAAGTTCTTTCTTAGCTTTCATTTTTTCTTCCTCTTTTTCTTGGAACGTAGCTTTTTAAGATCGGCAGCAGTAATCTTATCCCGTGGTGGTGCAACAGCAGCCAGTTTGCGTTGCTTTGCTGAATAAGATTTTTTAGGCATTAGGCAGCAGAGGTTATAGCACCATTAGTTTGGAAACTAACTGATACAGTTGAAATGTCTCCAACAGTAGAGCTAAATGAAGTTCCTGTAATAATTCCGTTAAAACTTAATTTCTTTGCTCCACCAGTATCTAAAAATAAATTAAATGAAGCATCACCAGCATCTTCAGAAGTTAATACATCATTAATAATTTCAGCAGTATCATCTCCAGATGTAGCTGTATAAAGAAGATCTACTGTACCAGAACCAGAAATTAAAGATCCCACATATTTTCTAGAGGTATCTCCATGAGCAGTACACTCTAAAGTGTCTTTTGTTACGTCTAATGTCCAAGCTGTTGTGGAAGCTATAGCTCCTGCTGTTCCAGTTCCATTATCGAAAGAAACAGAGCCTTCTTCACCACGAAAAAATGCCATGATTTAAGAAAAATTTTACTTATACGACTATATTACCTTGAAACTGCAACTTTCACAGTTATTTTTTCTTTTTAGTTGATTTTTTTGTAGTTTTTTTCTTCTTTCCTTTCCGAACAGAAGCTACATACCCTTTACATCTGGCTAAAGCGTGATTTGATGCCATTTTTAGCTCCTTTTTTTAGTTTTTTTACGTCTATGTTGGTATGTTATCTTCTTGCTACCTGTTTTGGCACGTTTAAATCTTGCTTTTTCACTTGCTGACATTTCTCCTACTGTCTTAGGTGTCTTACTTGATACACGTTTTTTTGGTCTACAAGCTGGATAACCTCGTTTTTCACCTTTTGATCGACCACAAGGTTTTCCAGTTTTTATGTCAACCCAATTTTCTTTAAACCAACGGGTAAGACCGCCACTACTTCTTGCCACGTTTTTTCTCCACTCGGTAAGTTCCTCCACGTTTTTTGTACTCTCGTACAAGCCACGCATTAGCATAAGCACTTGGGTAAACCTTAAATTTACGTTTTGCTTCTGCTTTTACCCTAGAGTATAACGCTTTATTTACAGGAACATTCGCCACGTTTCTTGCCTCCCTTCTTTTTCTTCTTCTTTTTCTTAGTAGTAGAATGGTACATGGTAAGAATTAGGTAGTTCTTAGTATATTCTAAACGAAGTTTGGCCTAATGTCTCTGGTTTGGCAAGGTTGAATTGTTGTAAGCAAAGATAACCAAAAGCATCAAACGCATGGTCAACTCCTAAGTTTTTATTTGGTAATCCTGTATTTGGAGCGTAAGTTAAAGTTCTAAGTGCTTTTATCAATTCTTTACATCTTGGGTGAATAAAAGTCCTTCGATCTCCATTTGCATCTAGCAAGGCAGTATTAACAGAAGTAATCTTATCTCGTATCTTCCAGGGACTTTTTGGACTCATAACTGTAAAACCAGATCTTCTAAGAATCGTATGGTCTGTAACACCTACCCCACTTGTCTTTCTTGCACTACCCGTAGGGTCAGGACAAGCAATAATTCTTCGATCTACCCCATATCTTCTAGTTACCTCTTCCGCAAAATCCCAAGTTGTAGCTCCACCCGTCAACATGATCTCATCAAACACATAAAGACAGTCATTATGCTTTACTGCACAAATTCCTGCCATCGGATCAACGTTAAAATCCAATCCAATCAACAAAGGCATCATGTGTAAATCCTGCACTTCTTTATCAATATTTTCATCAGTAAAACTAACAGCTACTAAACCAGTAAGATTTTCAAAACTAGCCTCAAATTCTTGCCTAAATGTTCTTGCATCTAATTGTCCTCTAGCTGCTTCAACTTCTTCTGGAGCAACATTACCCCCTTCAACTGTGGTAAAACTCCACCTTTGCCAATCATCTCTTTCGGTTTCTCCGCAAAAACACCACATATCATAAAACCAACTGGCAGTTCCATCAGGTGTAGAAATAAATAAAGCCCACCCTTGTTTATCGGCTAAAGCTGGTCTGATAACTTCAGCCCATACATCCTGGTCCATAAATGCTGCTTCATCTAATACCACCCCCGAAAGACTTCTTCCTCTCAAAGCCATTGCATTTTCTGTTCCTTTTAACTCGATAGTTGACCCATTTATCAATTCAATTCGTAAATCTGTCTCGTTTTTGCTTTTTATCCATAATCGAGGGACTAATCTCTTTAATTCTTTCCATGCAATGTCTTTTGCCATTCGATATGTCGGTGCACAGTAAAAATATGTCTCCCCTGGTCGATCAATCGCTCCACGAAGTAGTTCGATACAGGATAAATAGGATTTTCCAAATCTTCTTCCAGCTACGAGGACACGAAATCGTTTATCGCAGTTGAAAACTTGTCCCTGGGCATATCTTAAATTTATTTCTGGTGCGTTTTTTACAGGCATACACTAAAAAATAACAAATTTTTCAATTATTACCCCCTTTTTATAGCCTAAATTCATATTTCTAGGTTATCATTCAATTAATACCTTATCTGATTGAGTCCGTGGCTGAATCTTTTATGTCTGGTTTTATTCCAGAAGAACAGAAACAACAACAAGAAAAAAGAAAAAGACGTTCTAAGTTTGCTTGTAATACAAAAGAGCATATCCAAGCTAGAAGTCAAAGATTGTATTCTCGTCAACTAGAAGGGAAAACTACAAGACAGCTTGTTTTAGAACACGCAAAGATTGAAGGCATTGCAGAAACTTCAGCTTGGAGCGATTGGAGTCGAGTAAAGCAATGGAATAACGAAGATTGGGAAAAAGATAGAGAAAATATGCTTCCAAGACTTCAAGCAATGAGAGTGAGATTATTCAACAAAGCAGTATCAAAAGGTCAATTACAGACAGCAGCCCAAATATTAGATTCACTAGGCAAGGTTATCGGAGAATCAGTAGAGACAGTCAATATTCAAGCACCTGAACTATCAATCAAAGTAGAAACAAAGTAGTACATATTTATCAGTAACGAAGATTAGCAATATGTATTGAAGGTACCCGCCTTGCCCTACAGCAGCTAGCAATTTGCAACACGCCCCCCAGATACGCTCTAAGGTAGCTAGAAGGAGCTACAGCAGCCCTCTGCTGGCAGCCTGATGCAATAGTACCTACAAAATTTTCGCTTCTCTCAGCCGATTCTCGAAGGAGTAATAATTACAACAAAATGTAACAATATGCTGGCATAGTTGCATATGCTGTAAATCTGATGTATTATTTACATATAGATAGTAATTCAACTATTTATCTATCTCAGGCAGGGGAGATAAAAACCCCGTCAACGTGGTAGCACTTGCGTCAAGTACGCTGGGGAGCGTGGATTCATTCCCCAACTGAGTCAACACCTGAGACAGTTCACACCTTTTACCTTCTACTTCTAGGCTGTATCACTCACGAAAATAACAGGAAGCAAAGGGGCTTAAGACTTCGGTCAGGTCTTCTTTCTCCCTCCACAGATTACTCACGAGTTTGGATCAGCCTACAAGTAAAAGGTACTTCTACTTTTTACTTCTTGTCCTACTTCATTATTCAAAATGAAAACAGCAAAACAAATTGAAAAAACTAGGATTCTTGAAACTATCAAGATGCTTACAAATCTTGGAAGACATCAAGAAGCTAGCAAACTATTCAATCAACACTTCGGAGTTTAAACAATGTCAAATTATGCGATCACTCAATACAACGGGCTTGATTATCAAAATGGTTTTCAACCCAAGTGGAATTTGGTAAGCGAGCGAAACGACCAAAAAGCAGCCCTTAAGGTTTGCGAGGTCTTAAACAAGCGAACCAAATACATTCACAGAGTTGAGGTCATGCGTTCGGTTGAACTGCCAAAATTTTCTATTTTGAAAGTTGCAAAGAATGAGAATCAACAAATTGTTATTCCTGCAAGTTTCAAAGTAATTAAAAAAAGATCATTTCTTCGTAGATTATTGGAGGTCTTCTTCTAATGAACGAAAACGAATTTGATTATTATTTCGCTGGTATTAGTTGGGCTGAGTGTTTCGATATTCTCAGCCCGTACCAAAAACGCCTTGATTATGATTTTGAAACTCAGGAGATCAACAAAAATGAAACTTAAGCAACTAGGAGCGAATAAAACGCTCCTGATCTTAAAAAATGGGATACAGGTGTTTCTTTCTTATGAAACACCCGTAGCAGCCAGACTAGAAAATTTTGATTATGTCCGAACCGATCAAAACTGGAGTCGGACAACATCAAAACATATTACCCAATGGTTAGAGGGGGTCAAAGCCCGAACCGTTGAGCAGTCATTTCTAGACAATTTACTGGGGGCATAAAACCCCCCTTTTTTTTAAAAAATCTCAAAAAAATTTTCATTTATCCTAAAAAATTATGACAATCATGAATGTCAAAATGAATGCCAAAAAGTCCTATCCAAAGCCTGAAGAAGTCATAGTGAATGACTTAATTGAAGCTTTGGAAAATGGTGTTTCAGTATGGAGAAAAGAGTGGACAGTAAAAGGCGGTTTTCGTAACGTTTTAACCCAGAATGAATACAAGGGAAGCAACCCTGCTCTACTTTGTATGTATTCTGCGATTCGTGGCTGGCATTTACCGTTATTCATCGGTGCAGGTCAGGCGAAATCACTGGGCTGCCTCCCAAAGAAAGGGTCAAAATCCGCACGAATAATGCAACCTTTACAGAGGTCTTTTGAACTTAAAGAAAAAGACGAAAATGGGGAAGTTCAATTCGGCTCTTACATGAGTTACAAATGCGTTCCAGTATTTAATGTTGCTGATGTTCGAGGAGTTGACGAGCAGTCAGAGAAAAAGCTTCAGGAGCTAATTGATAAGGCTGTCTTAACTTCTGCTCCTAGACCTTTGGATGAACGGGTTAAACAAGCCCATGATCGTTTATTCCAATGGGAACATCAAGTTAAGGCTGTTATCAAGGGAGGTGATAGAGCATATTACCGACCAACAACTGATGAAATCGTTATTCCAAAAAGATACAACTTTAAGAATGACGAATCTTATCTAGCTACTTTCGCTCATGAATGTATTCACTCAACTATGAAAAGGCTTGATCGTAAGGACTTAACTTATGCTCAAGAAGAATTAGTTGCTGAACTTGGAGCTTATCTAATTTGTAGCAGGTTAGAAATTTCTAATCTTGATACAAAAAATCATGCTGCATATTTAGAAGCGTGGTGTCCAATGCTGAAAAGCGATCCAAAAATCCTTTTCAAATCACTAGCTAATGCTAGTAAAGCTGCGGATATGGTAATAGGGGAGCAATAGCTCCTCCTTTACTTTTTATTCTTTATTTTTTAAAAATTATGCCTAAAAAGAAAAAACCATCTTTTGA